GCTCCACGTCCGCCTTCGCCGCCTTCTCGCACAGCCTGTTCAGGTCGCACACCTGATGGTCTAGGAACGTGAGCTGCACGGTCTTCCAGTCGAAGTCCACCTGCGGGACGGGCATCTGGCGAGCCTTCTCCTGCACGGCGTCGAAGTACTCCTTGTCTATGGCGCTCTCCAGCATGTCGTCCACGTCGGTGATGATGTCCGCAATCCTCCTGAGCATGTCCTCGTCGTCCGTGCCCTCTATGGCGTTGTGAGCCAGCTGCTTCGCGGCGATGCTGGAGCGCGTCAGCTCCGTCCTGTCCAGCAGCACGTTGATGTGGTCAAGCCCCGCCGCCCTCGCTGCTCTCGTGCGGTGGTGGCCTGACACTATCTCAACGCCCCTGTCGGTGAGCACGCAGTACGGCAGCTGCTCCAGCGTTCCGCGCTTCTCGATGTTCGCCACAAGCTGGTTGAACTTCGCGTCGTCCATCACTCGGGCGTTGATGTCCTGCTCCCTGAGCGCGTCGAGGTCGCATCTGGCAAGGCAGATGCCGTCCTCCAGCTCCGCGACGATTTCTACGCCTTCTGGCGCTTCCTTTGCCATGTCTCCTCCTTCTGCTCCCACTCCGTGAGGCACTGTCTGTACGTCCTGTCCTGAACTTCCGTCTCGTACGTCAGCTTGAAGCCCGCTCGCTTGTCCTTCTCCTTGTGGACGAGCTTCATCAGTCCTCGCATCTCCTTGCTCTCCTGATGCTTCGTGAGCATGACGGTTCGCACCTTGCGTATTCGCGACACGTACACGTCGTCGAACTCCATGCGTATCGTGCGCAGCTGCATCGCGAGCGTGTACATCAGGCGGTTGAGCCTCTGACCCGTGGGCGCGCACATGCCGAAGCCCAGGAACGCGGCGTCCGTGTCGCACAGCGTGGTCGCCATCTGGACGTAGCCGAAGATTCCCGCGAGGTACCCGTCGATGAGCATGGCGTAGCCAGACCCCGACTGCGAGGGGACGAAGTTGTGCGTCCACAGCTTTCGATAGTACTTGATGTGCTCGGATGCCGCCTTTACGACCTCTACGCGGCTCTTACGGGTCACGGAATAGTCGGCTGGTATGATTGGGTACTTCATCGGGGAAATCTTGGATGCGCCCTTACGCGCCATCCCCCTGCCCAAGAGCCTATCGACCTCGCTCGGGTCGCTCGACACGAGGTACATGTTCATGCCGACTCGCCCAGCCTGCCGCCCGTACACGGGCGTTCCGACGTGCTGGCCGCTGGCGACCTCCTCGTAGATTATCAGCAGGCTCTGCGTGCCCTCCACGGCCTTCAGCAGGTCTGCGTACCCCTCTGGCGGGTTGAAGACGTTGAAGCTCGGCTCGTTCCAGCTCACCGTCTCGTCGATTGCGCGGTAGAATCGCTCGTAGCCCCCTCCGTACGTCGGGCACATGCACACGATGACGCACTTCTCGCCCCTGACTGCGTTGATGTGGTCGAACATGTCCATGTCTCGGTACTTCAGGCTCGGGATGCGCTCCCGTATCTCGTCCATGCGCTGCTGCACGCCCGCGCGTATCTCGTCGTAGCGCTGCTCGAAGTCTATGAGCATCGCCTCTCCGTACACGCTTCCAGCCTTTCCCACAAGCTCCGCGTGCTTTATCTCCATCATCGCATCGAGCGGGTCTTCGATTCTCGAACCGTCCTCGATGCGCGTTATCTCCATGTCCTCGATTCCGCGACCCTCGACGTACCTGCCGAGGATGCCCGAGAACAGCGTGATGTCGCTCGCCTCGATGCTCTGGAAGCCGACGTCTGCCGCGATGCACGACATGGCAAGCCCGCCGCTGCACGGCTCGACCACCTTCTCGTACCCGTCCTCCAGCGCCGCCTTCAGCACCGACGCTACGAACGCCTTGTCATCTGGCGATAGCGTCCCGATGAACAAAGCGCCCGGATTCTGTCCGAACGCCATATTTCTTTCTCTTTCTGGGAATGGTCCGTCGGCTTTGGAATCGAACCCAAGAGCCTCACAGCCCCGAGCTGTGCGCTGCAACCCTTCAGCTTCCGACGGATGTAACGTACATTCTACCTAGAACAGCGCCATCTGCAAGTCATCCTGCACTGCGCGCTTCTCGCTAGGCTCCCATTCGACCACCTCGATTCCTGCCTTGGTTATCCAGTCCGCGACCACGTGCCTGTGGCATTCCGCAGCGTCCTTCTCGTAGCACAGCAGCGCCACGGCCTCGCATCCGCTCTTGCGCCCTCGCCAGATTGCATCCGCAAGCTCCAGAGCGTCCATCGGCTCCAGCATCTTCGCGTAGCTCTCCCAGAACTTCGGCAGCTGCATCTGCATCATCTGCCATGTCGGGGCGAGCTTGTCCACGCACCTGCCGTTGAACCACTTCGGCTTGCCCCTGCAAATCGCCACTGGCTCTATGCCGGCACTCTCCAGCTTCTTCAGCCTGCCAAAGTACGACGTGTAAATCTTCATCCACCCTGCCTTTCCTTCGTTTGTGGATGTAATCATTATAGCAAAAAGGCTGGTCAGTGCACTTTTTTCCGCACCTACCAGCCTTTTTGACTAGAGTTTGTCGCCTTCTGTGTGGCAACGTAGCGCACCGTACGTCCTCGACCTGTCCTTCATGGATAGTTGGAGGGCGTAGTTGTCCGCCGCGTCTTCACGGTCGAATACGCCGTGCACGCTGCATTGGAACTCGTCGTTCCAATCCTCCTGCTCTGGAATCTCGCAAGGCTCGCTCACGACGACCCAAAGCTCGGTCACCCTGTTGCCTACGTTGCTGCACGCCATGAACTGCGAATCCATCAGCGCACCCCCGTGGAGCCGTAGCCGTCCGTGCCGCGCTCGCTCTCGCTCAGGCTCTCCGCCTGCTCCAGCGTGCATGGGCAGTACGGCATCACGACCAGCTGGCACACACGGTCGCCCTTCTCGACCTTGAACGGCTTGTCCGTCGTGTTCCAGAGCGCAGCCAGAACCTCCCCACGGTACCCTGAGTCTATGACGCCCACGCAGTTCCTGAGCGTGATTCCCTTTGTTCCCAGACCAGAACGCGGGAACTCCAGACCCACGCATCCCGTCGGAATCTCGACCCTCAGCCCAGTCCTCGCCATCACCGACTTGCCCGCTGGGATGACGTATTCATCCACGGCACGCAAGTCCAGACCTGCGTCACCCTCGTGCGCGTACTCGGGGACGTACCCTGCGTCCTCCGTCATGCAGACCTTCAGCTTCCTGCCAATCATCGTTCCTCCCTAGAACAGTCCCCACTCGGCGAACTTCTCGAAGCCGCCGAGGCCGAAGATGTACTCGCGCGCTGTCTCCACGATTTCATCGTACGGAACGCCGCCCACCTTCTCGTCGCCGATGGCGCATGAGAACTCGACGACCTCTCCGAGCTTCTGAGCCTTCAGGTGCGCGTACACGTTCACGGAAACGTCGGCCTTGCTCAGGTCTTTGCCGTGAAGCCCTCCGCCAGTCATGGCCTTTCCCATGTCGCTGCCGAGCTTTCTGTTGGTTGCTCCGCAGTCAACGTCGCTACCTCCAGTCCAGTACCCGAGCGGGTTCACGACCTTCTCGCACCCATATACCTCGATGTCGTCCTGCCAGTACTCCATGTTGCTCTGGCACACCACGAGGCGGTCGCCGTCGAGCACGTACTTGCCGTCCGACTTGAACTTCTCGTAGTACTCTCGTGCGATTGCCGACAGCCTGCGCTCCTCCTCGGTGACTGGGCAACCACGGAACACGCCGTTGTCGCCGCATCTGAACCCATCGCTCTGGTTCTCCGCAAGGTGCTCGTCTTGCGGGTACTCGCGGTAGCGCACTGTGAACTCATCGTTGCCCGTGATTCTCCACACGGTGCTCCAAACGTCGCTCACGCTCAGCCTCTCCGAGGTCTCGGCGATGATTGAGCACTCTCCGTGCCCTAGCAGAACCTCTACCGCGATTCGCGGGTTCTCCTGCTTCGCGTACGCCAAGTCAACCAGCGCACCAGCTATTCTGTCGGCCACCTTGTCGGGGTGGTCTGGGTTCACCTTCTCAATCACTACTGTCCTCCTAGCATCTTGTCCAAGTTCAGGATTTCCCTTCGCAGCATCTTAGCAGCTTCGTGCAACTGCGTTGTGGACGCTCCCACGTTCCTGCCGAACTCGTAGCCAGCGAGCATCCATCCACGACCCTCTTCCGTCCTCGCATCGATGTTGCGCTCGCTAAGCTCCAGATACCTTGCCGCCATCGTCCTCACCAAGTCGTGCTGCGCGCGCATCTGCCTCTTGTTCGCCATTTCCAGTCACCTCCCAGCATTTCGCCCAGAACCCGTCGGTCATGGCCTCGCCTCTCTCGCGGAACAGCTCGACCTGCTCCTTGTACGCCTTGACTCCGCCCAGGACGTCAATCTGGTGCACGCGGTCGTACTTCACGAAGTTCACGAGCCTGTCCACCTCGCCCTCGGTGAAGTAGTAGCGTCGGTACCTGTCTTGCACGGAGCTGAACTTCTTCACAAACGACCCGATGTTGTAGCGGTACTTCAGGTGCTTCTTGCCCCTGTGGTCGCTCACCCTGATTGAGTGGCAGACGCCGCAGTCTACCTTCAGGTACACGCTGTTCGTCGTGAACGCGTCCAGCCTGTGGACGGTGAATCCCAAGTCCAGCAGCCTCTCCTGAATCTCGTCGGCTATCTCCCTGCAACCCATTTCTACCAGCCCTCATGTTCGATTTCCGCAAGCGTCTTGCCGACCAGCTTCTGGCAAAGCTCGTCCAGCGTCCCGTAGAACAGGCTCTTTCCACGGCTCGCCGTTCTGCTGTTCACCTGAACCTCGACCATAAGCTCGCGGTTGCCGTCCCCGTCCTTTGGAAGCGTCAGCTCGACGATGACGCTCCCCTCGTACGACTGCGCTGTCGTTCTGATTCCGCTGTCGTACGTGCCTCCCCTGCTCGCGCTCGTCTTGCCGTTGCCGAACACCTGACCGTAGAACGTTGCCATTTCTTCCTGCCTTTCGCATGTAACGGGGTCCGGGACTTTCCCGGACCCCTGTTGGACCGCTACTGCTCGTTGTTCATGAGCACGTCGTAGAGCACGTGGCTGTAGGCGCTGAGCTTCTCGCTGTTGCTCTCGTAAATCATCTTCTGCGACTCGTACGAGAGTTTGTCACCGTCTGCAATCGCGAGCGCCATGTTCTTTCGGGCGGCATCCGCCGCGAGCTTAAACTGCGCGTGGTTCTTGACGACGATGCGTGCGAACTCGTTCTCCCAGAGTTCGTCAGCCCTCTCCATGACAGGGACCATCTTCTCGTCAACCCATGTGCACGCGAAGATTGCAAGCTCGGATATGAACTGGTCCTTGGTGTAGTCGGTCATTTCGGCTCCTCCTTTGTGGTTGGTGTTTTTGCCTGTAATCATCTTATCGCATTACGTTCACGGTTGCAAACATTTGCGCAAGTTTTTTCGCAAAGAAAAGCCCGCCGACCTGCAAGGCCAAGCGGGCTTCAATCATCACCACAACGGGTGGCTGAACGGCACCCATCCGTCCATCTTCAGCGCCTCCGAGTACTTCACCGGCTCATCAGTCTTCAGATACTCCCAGTGGCCTCCGCTCACGTGCGTGTTGTAGTGTTTTCCGCACGGCTGCTCCGACTTCACCCACCTGAAGTGCAGTCGGTTCGCGTGCGCTAGGCCGTGGCAGTACTCGCGACCCTCTGCGTCGTGCAGGTTGTTCCCGAATCCGCAGAGCGTGACCGTCGGCTTCTCAATCTCCCTGCCGTCTCTGTACATCTTCCCAGCGCCCCTGCGCACGACGTGGTGCTGGTTGAGCGGTTGGGCGCGCCCGCACACGGCGCAGTACGGCGTTCTCACCGTCACGCCTTCCATGAGCGGGCGCAGGTACTCGGGCAGCGTGTCCACTCGTGCCACTACTGCTCCTTCTCCACGTACACGGTCGCTCCCTCGCGGCGGCACTTGATGCCGTCGAACTTCTTTCGGGCGACGGCGCTGATTGCCGCCTGCGCGGTCTTGGCCTTCTTCAGGTCGTCGAACTCGCACTTGATGCACTCGTCGTCCCCAGCCGAGAACGCCTCCAGAATCTTCTCGTAGCGACCGCTCGCGCCCATCGGCTTCTCGCAGGCCGCAAAACCCATACCGTACTCGCTCATGTTCTGCCTTCCTTTCATGTCTGAAACCATTCCTATGCGCCACTGTGGCGCTCTGTAAGCCCCGTTACTTACCTCTCTGGTGTAAGTGGATGCCATATGTCGGTTCGCGGCTTATACACGACTATACGGCCTTACGCAGGCCACGTGCTCCCCTCGACCAACCCCGTCAGCAGGAAGCAGACGGCGATGACGGCGAAGGCGATTGCCTCTGCTGCCCTCGGGGGCTCGTATGCGAAGTCGTCCATTGCCTCGCAAACCGTGCGGCGAGCCTTTCGGTACGGGTGGATTGTCCGCTCCTCCAGACCGTCCGCAGTCCAAACCTTGACGTTCTTCTCGACCGTGTAGAACTCCATTACCAAATCTCCTCTGCCTTGACACCGAACAGCTCGCACATCTTCTTCAGCAGCTCGACGCGAGCGTCGCGCTTCCGGTTCATCACGTTGGACATGTGCGCCACGGACACGCCAGTGCGGCGTGCCAGCTCGTTCTGGCTGATTCCCTGCTTCTCGCACTGCTCGCGGATTGCCTTAACGTTCACTGCCCGACCTCCTTTCTGTGTTTACAATCGTTATCATAGCACGTTACACGCCTAGGTCGTCCATGATTTCTCGGTACCTGTCGCGCGTAGCCCTGCGCCTTCCCGTCTCGACCTCAACTGGAAGGCACGCTTCCAGAACGCGACCGTAGATTCGAGCGGACATGACGTCTGCTGGCGCTGCAAGCTCCTCCCGCGTCAAGTTCGTCGATACCACCATCGGCTTCTTCGCGCTGTAGCGACCGTCCACGACCGCGTAGACGTACTCCTGGCCGTACGACGTGCTGCGCTCGGCTCCCAAGTCGTCCAGCACCAGCAGGTCGCACGCAATGAGCTTGTCCAGCATCGCGTCGTCCCTCTGCACGAGCAGCTGCGGCATCGAGCGCATAATCACCGACCGCCCAGCGTCCAGCGCCGCGTTGGCGATGCAGCAGCTCAAGAACGTCTTCCCGCTGTCTGGCCTTCCGAAGAACAGCAGCCCGTAGTCCAGGTTCCCGCCAGTCTTCGCGAACCTGTCCGCATAAGACCGCGCCTTGCGCATCTGCTCTGCTCCGAACTTGCCGTCGTCCGCTTCGAACGTCTTCTGCCTCATGGCCTCCGACGGGAACGCCGCCCTGATTTTCGCCCGCTCGGCCTTCTCTGCTCGCTTGCGCTGCTCCTCGCGCTTCTTCTCCTCGTTCGCCCTCACCATGCACTCGCACATGCACGGCAGCTTGCGCACGGTTCCCTCGGAATCGGTCAGCACGACCTGACGCGGCGTTCCGCACCTGCTGCAATGCACGAGGCCGTCGTCTCCGACGAACGTGTCGGCACCGAACGGCTTTCCCTCAATCCCGTCAAGCATCGAGCGCAGCGCCGATTGCATCGAAGACCGTTGCATCCCTCGCAGCCCCCTTCCTCTTGCCGTCTCTCCTAGCCCACGAGCGGATGGTAGCGAGGTAGTTCTTGTACGACTTTCCCTTAGACGCGCAGTAGTTCGATACCTGCTCGATGCGCTCATCCCAGTCGCTCGGGAACTCGGCCTTCAGCTTCTCCAGCTCCTCGTCGGACAGCATGACGTTCGAGTACTCCCCGTATGCGTGACGCGCGGGCTTACCCTTACCTCTACTAACCTCTCCTAAACTAACCTCTACTAAACTAGCAGGCGTTTCGCACGCGTATTCGTTCGGTTTGCTTTCATTCTGCGTGCAGTTTGCAAGCGGTTCGCAAACAAGCTGGTAGGAGCCACAGTCTGTGACCGTCAGAGCCGCAAGCTCCTCCTCGTACTGCGTCGCCTTACGGCGGCTCTCCGTGATGGTGTTGTTCTGCCACCAGTCCATGATGACCAGAACCCCGCTCGGGAACATGTGGACGAATCCAGCCTCGGCGAGTTCAGCCAGAGCCGCTGGCTTCGACCCTATCGAGCGCTGCACGCGCTTGGGCGCTCCCACGAAGCCCCAGTCGTCCGCGTCCATCGATAGGTGGATGTACAGCGCCTGCGCCTCGAAGCCCATGTCCGCGAACCCGTCAGAGCCGATAACGTCTCTGGCGAACATCCTCTTTCCCGCCAATTCGCACCTCCTTTCAAAGGTGCCCCCCTCCGATTGCTCGTGGGGGGGGGTCGTCCTCGAAGCCTACTTCACTTGAAGATTCTGGCTGACCTCCAAGTGAGCGCCAGCCACATCGCGGCCAGCCTTCAGCGCCTTTCCGATTTCGGTCTTGTTCACCTTCAGCGTCACGACCTGCTCGGTGAACTCCTCGGGCACAGCGGCCTCGTCATCCACGATGGTGCGCGTTGACTTGCGCGTGCTGAGCGCGACCATCGGCGTCTCCAGCTTCTGCTTCGGCGTCTTCAGCAGGCAGCTCAACACGTACCCGCTCATGCGCTCCAGGCGCTTCTCGATTGCCTTGCGGCGGTCGTACAGCGCCTTCTCCTCGGCCTTTATGGCGTCAGCGAGCGCCTTCTGGTTCTTCATCCAGATTCCGCAGGCCTCCAGCTTCTCGTTGAACGCGACCTGAAGCTGCTCCAAATCGCTCTCCTCGAACAGTACCTCGCCAGTCTCCTCGTCCCACGAGAAACCAGTCTCGATTACCTGCTCGATTGCTCGGTCGATTTCGTAAAGCGTTGCCATGCTTCCTCCATTTCTGATTCGGTGCCATCGTCGGCACCGCTGATTCTCACGTACAGCTCCTCCTGCGGGCACCTTACCCTCGGGAGCTTAACCGCCTTCAGGCTCACAACGTCCTTGTCGTCGCCGAACGCAACTCCGTTGAGCGCGTCCAGCACCGCCTTCGCAACGTTGTCGATGTCTGGCTTGAACGAGTCCCACTCGCGTTCGACCTTCTTCGGTCGGCTCTTGGGCATCGGCCTGCGGTACGCAATCTCGACCTCAACCGCGCCCTCGTGCATCGTTCCTCCCTGCGCCTGATAGGCTACCCTGACTAGGCTCTCAAACGTCTCGCCTTTCTTCGGCGTGAACGTCCTCACCCTTCCACCGTACGAGGTGAAGCGGGGTCGCGGCTTTCCCACGACCTCGCCCACCACGTGGAGCACGCTACTCGTCATCGTCCGTCTCGTCCTGAGACGTGAGCGCGTCCGTGAGCTTCTGGACCTTGAATCTCAGCTCGTAAATCTCCTCGTCCTTCTTGCGGACTGTCTCCTCGTGCGCGGCGCTCTCATTGACCAGCTCGCGGTACTCGTCCAGCGTGATTTCCACGGTCCTCTGTACGGGCTGCTCCGGGTCGATGGCGTTCCAGTTCTCCCTAGTCCACATCGTCGTCCTCCTCGCGCTTGCGCAGGTCGTTGACCGCCTTGGCCTTCTCGGACTCGTACATGCTCTCCAGCTCGACGCTGAAGAACGACTTGAACTGGTCCTCGCTCATGTAGGACGGAACCTTGTCCAGCGCGCGGTCGACCCAGCTCTCGAAGCTCTTGACCTCAATCTGGCCCTTCTCGTTGCGGGAGGCGGAGACGTCGTGCCAATAGCCGATTGCGTCCTTGAAGACCTTGTTCTTGCCGGTCTGGAAAACGTTCGCCCTCACCAGCGCGAACTCGTCCGGCTCGCCATCGGACTGCGGTTCGATGTGCGACACTGCCTGTGCGCGGCCAAGCTCTTGCCTCAGCCGGTTCACCTCCCTGATTGCCTCGTCGCGGTCATCGAACGCGCGCCCAATTGCCGTGATGACATCGTACTTGTCCATTCTTTCCTGCCTTTCTGGGCTTCAGCCCATCCTGCCAAACACCCCCGTGGTGTTTGTGCCTGTAAACATCTTAGCATGATACGTTCACGGGTGCAAATGTTTACGTGAGAAGAGTCTGACAATCATTCGACCTCGCCCGCCTTCGCAAGCTTCTTGGCCCGGCGCACCAGGTCGAGCCGCATCCGCTCCTGGCACCCTTTGTCAGTGTGGGTTCCTGGCTCGTCGTAGGGGCAATTGATGCAACTGTACTTGTCGTCGTCGGCAATGCTCTTCTGCGCCCCCGCGTACTCGCAAACGCGCTTGGCTGCGTCCTCTTCGAGCCTCTCCCAGCTGTCGGGTCGCTCATGGGTCAGCTTCTCCGTGTTCACCATCGTCGAATACCGTCCCTCCTCGTCGATGATGTCCACGAAGGCCCCGTCTGGCTCGAAGCCGATGTCCTTGACGGCGTACTTCACGCCAGACCCTCCGACGAAGTAGACGACGTCGTCAACCTTGATTGGCACGCCGTCTGCGTCGAGCACCTTGCGGGTCGGGCGCTTGACGCGCTCGCCGAACGACCCGCTGAGCCTGCCGTCGATGCCATCGCGCGAGCACCAGAGCGCCCAGCCGTCGGCGTCGAATGTCGCGAGGTAGACCCGCATCGTCTCGCCCTCGTACTCGACCTCGTTTCCAACCTTCACCAGCTCGCCGTCCTCGAAGCGCGGCCATTCCACGCTTTCGGGGAGCTGAGGCTCCACGAGGTCGGCCAGCCTCTCGTGGAGCGTGCCGCTCGCGCCGCTTCCAACCGCGTCGGCGATCGCGTCGATGTACTCGCCGTCCGTCATCATGTCGTACTCATTGATATTTCGAAGCTCGGCGTCGATTCTCTCGCGCATCTCTTCGCTGATAGTCATTCGTTCCTCCTAAATTGGCGACCCGTGCAGAGCCGCCCTTCGCAGCTGTTCTTAAAACGGGATGTCCTCGTCGTACACCCCTTGCTGCATCGCATCGTAATCGCCTGCGGCCTCTGAGTTCCGCTGGTCGTACTCGTCAGCAGCTCCACGGCTCTTGAAGTTGATGTTGTCAACTGTCACTTCCAGCTTCGAGCGGTTCTGGCCATCGTTGTTCTGCCAGCGGTTCTGGTGCAGACGGCCAGTCAGCGCGACGTACGTTCCCTTGAGCAGGTATCGGCTGACGCTCTCCGCCCGACGACCGAACATCGTGCAGTCCACGTAGTTCGGGTAGTCCTCGTACTCGCCAGTCCGCTGGTTCTTACGGCTCTCGTTCACTGCCACGCTGAACGACAGAACCGCCATGCCGCTCGCGGTTGACCTAAGCTCCGCGTCCCTGCACAGGTTCCCTCCCAGAGTCACCGTGTTCAATCCCTGCATGTTCTCTCCTTATCTCGACTTCTCGACCCACGACGCGAGTATGCGTATCGCGGTATCCGCCTGCGTCTGGTCGTATTCCACAGCGTTCGGTGCGACTCCCATGCTCGCCATGTTCTTGCTCTTGTTGAGCGCTGACACGACCTCGTCAACGGTCTTGCCCTTCATCTCCGCGAGCTTCCCGACAAGCGTCAGAATCTCGTCCATCTGCTGCTTCGTTGCGGGCTGTGGCTGCTTCTGGCGCGCCGTTTGGCGCTTTGCGGTGGTGTTGGAGGTCTTGGCGGTTTTCGCCCCGCTACGAGCGTTCTGCGCCTTAGGGCGCTGGTTTCCGTTGTCCATGGCGTCCACCTCCTCGCCAGAATCGATTGCGAACAGGGCGCACGCCGCGTACTTTCGGGCGTAGCTCGACGCTAGCCCTGTCACCTGAGCGTCGTCCATGCCCTTCTTCGATTCCTGTTCGCGTGCGAGCGCCCAAGTACTCACAACGTCGTCCGAACCCTCAGCCCAGAACGTCGCGGTAGCCTTCAGATACCACCTGCTCTCTCCTGAGACGCACATAGGTATGATTTCGTCCTTGAACAAGTACCCGCACCGCAGTTCTTCGCACAGCGGCTTCAGCGCCGCGTTGATGTCCTCCAGCGAGCGGTACGAGTACCCGCCGAACTTGTTCACACGACCCTTCGGGCACGTCAGGCGATGCTGAACATCTGCCAGAACGGCGTAGACGCTCCTCTTCTCGTCTGCCATCGACGTCACCTCCTAAGCGATGAACAGCGCCTTGAACCCCTCGGCGCTCTGGTCGAGGAGGAACCAATCTGCCGTTCTGAACTCCCGCTTCAGCTCCTCCGTCATGTCACCGACCTCTCCAGACCACGCAAACTCCGCACCGCGGTACAGCACGACCTCCTCGTTGTCCGCGAAATCGGTGTCGAATATCGTTCCCATACTTCCTGCCTTTCCGCCCTCTCTAGCATCCTTTCACAAACCCTGTCGTTTGTGCCTGTAAACATCTTAGCACGGTACGTTCACGGGTGCAAACATTATATGCAATAAAAAAGGGAGACCTCCGAACGGAAGCCTCCCCAAGTCGCCCTGGCGTTCTACAGCCTGATTACCTGACCAGCGTAAATCAGGTTCGCGTTCCTGATTGACTGGTTCTTCGCCATGATTGCCGAGACGGTAGTGCCGTTGCGCGAGGCGATGGCGCTGAGCGTGTCGCCGCTCTTGACCGTGTAGGTCTTCCCCGCCCCGTTGACGATGCCCTGCGCCTCTGCGTACTTGCCGCCGCACGCCTCGATGACCGTCTGTCGGACGGGGTTGTTCCCGTACTTCCCCGCCTTAATCCACTCGGCGAGCGTCGATGCCGAAGCGTTGTGCGTTTCGTCGATGAAGCCCTGCACCTCGTCGTATCGCGAGCCGCAGTACTCGCGCCTCGCATCGCCGTTTATCTCGTTCGTCACGACGTGGTACACGATGTCGAGCGTCGAGCCTTCTGGAGCCTCCTGCTCGGGCTTCTGAGGCTCCTGCGTCTCCTGGCATTCTCGGTCGCCACGTGCGATTGCATCCCATCCCTCTCGCGTCAGGTAGGCGATGTCGAGGTCGAGGTTGCCGTCGTAGCCGTCGAGCCTGCCAGTGCTTGAGTACTGGTGCAGCGTGACTGCCTTGAACCCTCCGATGCTGCCCTTCGGGAACCACGGGTCGCTCTGGTAGCCCGTTGGGTTGTTGTCTGCGTACTGCGCGACCCACAGCGCGTGGTACGGCGCAATTGCGCTCCAGTCCTCCTCTGTCAGCACAGAGCGCGACGTGTACACCATGCATCGGACGCTTGTCTTCTCGTACACGCGGTCGAGGAACCTCTTCACCCACGCGGTTCCCTTTCGCCCGTACATCTCGTAGTCGAGCACTGGTATGCCCTCGCCGAAGTAGTTCTCGGTGTTCTCCACGAAGAAATCCGCCTCGGAAATTGCGTCTCCGCCCGCCGCGAAGTGGTAGAAGCCCCACTTCTTGCCAAGCGCCTTCGCATGCTGCACCCACGGGTCGCACGTGTCGTGGACGATGCTCGTTCCCTCCGTTGCCTTGCAGATTGCAAAGTCGCACGGCACCTTCGACAGGTCAAGCCCGCGCTGGTAGTTGCTGATGTCAATTCCGCTGAGCGCCATACTGACCACCCCTTATCCCGTAGAAGTACTTCCAATCGACCTCTCGCAGCTCGTCCTCGCTCCACGCGCGCTGCGAGTTGCTGCCGCTGTCTGGGTCGCGCATCCAGTACGACCCGTCGCTCTCCATCCATAGCATCACCACGTGGCCGTCGTGCTCGGAATCGCCAATCTCTCCCGACATTCCGCAGAACACGAGCCAGCCGTCCCTCACCAACGCCAGAGCGTCGTCAAGACGCCACATCTGCCCCGTGCTCTCTATTCCGTACTCTGGGTACGTCTCGCCTATGTAGCGGCAAAACTTGCCCATATCGTTGACGCCGTCGGTCAGGCACGAATCGCCGACATGGTCTGCGAGCTGCAACGGCGTTACGCGCTGCAATGTCATGTACTCCAGCGCCATAGCCGCGCAAACGAGGCCGCACCCGCTGTCGCCGACCGTCCCTCCATCGTACGGCACGTACGCCCACTGCGGGTCGTCCTGGAGCCATAGCTGCATGACGTTGCCCTCTGGTATCGGGCGGTCTTGCACGGTCATAGCCCGCTCAGTCTCGGCGTTGAACTCGTCAACAGTCCTTATCGCATCCTCCTGCGCGTGCTCCAAAAACAGGTACCCCCACCACATAGTCGCGGCGAGGGCACCAGTGAGGAGTATGCAGGCGGCTCTGATAAACCTACTTGCCTTCATCAGTCCTCTTAGCCCCCTTGTACAGCTCCCAAGCACCCGTAGCGGCAAGGCCGCTGACAAGGCCAGTGCAGACGATGCTCACGATGTTGTCTGTGTTGATGCCTCCAGTGAACGAGGTCACGACCGAGCAGGCGATGCCCAGCACGCCCGCGATGAGCGGCACGTAGCGGTCTACCTTCTCCCCAGCCGTGTTCTTCACCACGTAGCAAACGCCGTAGCACAGAACGGCGATTACGGGCATGATGTAAGGCTCCAGAAACTCCATCTTCTCCCCTTCCTACTGCAACCCCAGCCGAAGCAGGATTGCTCCTAGCACTGCGGCAACCACGAGCGTGATTACCTGCTTCACCAAATCGTCCCAACGCTGCGCTGGCTTCATCTGCTGAGCGTCCATACGCCCGTCGATTTTCGCGACGGTGGCGTCGATGCGGGTAAGCACCGTGTCCATCGTCGCGCTCTTTATTTTTAGCTCGTCAAGCTCTGCTCCGTGATTAGCCACGCGCTTGTCAAGCGTCTCGATGTCGGCCATCATCTGCTGGCTGTCCGCTTCCAGCTTTCTGACACGTTCGTCCATGTCTTCCACAAACGCCTCCTTCTGCACAACGCGATTATAGCAAAGAGGGGGAGCCGATTGCTCTAGCTCCCCCTCTGCTGCGGAAGGCAGGAACCGCAGCGGTTGCAATTCTAGCACACTACTCGACAAGCTCCCAGTTCGCGGGCACCACGTCTGGCGCGTAGGCGTTCCAATCGACCTTGGAGCGGTACACGGGGCTGTCGGCGTTCGGGTAGTGGCGAAGCTCACCCTTGCGCACGGAATCGTACTGCCCGTGTGCCGCTCGGTAGACGATGATGCCGTCGGGCGCGATGACGATTTCGTAGTACAGCGCTTCCGAAACGTCTGGCGGGTAGATGCTCTGGCTCGTGGTGTTCTGCGAGACGCGCCACGTGCGCTTCTCCCACTGGAACGCGTCGCCCTGCTTATACTCGTGCCCGTCGGGCACCCAATCGGGCAGCAGCGTGCTCACCTCGGCGATTTCAGCCTCGCTCTCGAACTCCAGCGTGGCGACCTTAGCGCGCGCTGCCCTGAGGCTGAAGGTCTGTATCTGCGCCGTCTGTAGCGCTGCGTACTCGGCCTCTTGGCGCTGATTCTCGCGCTCCTCCAGCTCCTCCTCGGTGTACGGATGGTATATGGCGTGCTCGAAGATGTCCGGCACGGGCGCGTCGTGCGGCCAGTCGTCGCTGAGCTTGCCATCGAAGTCCGCAACTTCCTTCCCCTCGGCGTCCGTCGTCTTCCAGTGCCCCTTCTCCTCGTCAGTGACTCGCCACTCAACGTCCTTACCGCCAGTCTCGGGGTACTCCTTAGTCGTGACCCACTCACCCTGCTCCTCGGAATCGACCACCCATCGATGCACCACGGACTTGCTCTTGCGAGCCAGATAGCCCTTGTCGAGGTCGTACTTCTCGATTCGGTTACCGCTCTCGTCGTACACTACCATTTCGTTTTCTCCTTACTCGTCGCGTGATGCTACTCGGTTCTACGCCATGCGTAAAGGGTCTGATAGGCAGGCATGTTGTTATGCGAACCACCGCCGCCAGTCCTGTTTGACTGTGCACCGCTACCATCGTAAAGATAGTCTTCCCAAGACACACATGGTTTTGATGCAATTCCTTCATACTGCTGAACGACATTATGCCAAGACTTAGCCGAATGGCTGTGACTTGGCATCTCTGCCTCGGTAAGCGTGTGAGTGTTGGAACCGCCAGTGCCAGAGCCGGCATTGAAATACGGGAAACGACCAGTTATAGGCGTCCACGTGCCACCGATAAGACCAGACGGCGACGTGTCGGTGTAGGACATCCACACGTAGCCGACCTTGAACACGTTGTCCAGCAGCCATTTCTTGATGCCGAGGTTGCTCAGCGCGTTCTCGCCAGAGTTTCCGCCAGTGCCTCCCTGCGCGATAGGCAGGATGCCGAACGACGGCTCGCCCCCATCGGCAGTTGCGAACATCGCGCCGTTTGCGGTCTTCTTCTGTTTCACGGCGTTAGTGCCGTTGCCGAGCAGGACGGCGTTCGCCGTCAGCGCAGACGCGCCAGTGCCGCCGTCTTCCACGGGCACTATGGAATTCGCATCGTACGTCCTAACCCACCGCCCAGTTCCAGCCCTGCACCATCGCGAGCCGTCAACCGCATCGATTATCTCTTGCATCACGGCGCTTCCGACCGCGTGGACGAACAGCAGGAACGGGTGCGCAAGCCCGCCTGGCCTGTCCTTGATGCTAGCGACGTTGCCAGCTACAGAGCACCCGTAGTTGCCCACGGTCTGGTAGCTCTGGTCGTTCAGGTCTGCCGCAGCTGGAATCTCCGTCTCGACGCGCAGGCTCCTGCGGTACCTCTGGAGGTTGCCAGCCGTCGTGCCGTCGAGTGCATCGTTCATCGCATCGACTGCATCCTGCGTCGCCTGCTTCAGCTGCTCGTACAGCGTGGTCGTGTCGAACTCCGCGAACGGCGTCACGGCTCCGCAGCGCTGCGTCTCCAAGCGCGTGTCGCTGATGCGGCCTTGGCTGATGGTCGCAATGCCCTTCGGAAGGTAGACGTCGGCGAGGCCTAGCTCCCACACCGTCTCGTTTCTCGTGAGGTTCGGTCGCACGGGGTCGTTTGCTGGTGTGCCCTTCACCACGTACAGGTCGAGCGAGCGCGCCTCGATTGAAAGGTCGATGCGGGCGACGATGGTGTCGATTCGGTCGAGGCTCGCGCTCGCAGCATCCAGCTGCAACGTCCTCTGCTCGGTCTCCACTCCGAACGCGCCGTTGATGTGGCACGTGCCAGGCTTCACGTACACGTTCATGCCGCCCGTTGCGGTCATTACCTGAAGCGACGTGCTTTCGTCCATGAACACGCCGTTTGTGAAGAAGTTCGCGTACACCTCGCGCAGGTCTGCGCTGACGTACGGACGGTCGTAAATCGGCAGGCCGTCATCTCCGAGCCTCGTCACGATGCTGTCTACTGGGAAAACTTTCATCGCGTTATCGCCCTCCTGATGTTCGTTATCCTCTTGCTTCCGAACCCCAATTGTACGCTATGTCCCTCTGGCTTGAACACCTCTGTGACCTCCACGATGCGCGTCTCCAGCTCCAGACCGATGTCGTCCAGAATCACGCTCACCTTGTCGCCGATGTCGAAGTCCTCCATATAGTTCGCGTCTCCGAGGTTCGACACGTCGATTTCCTGCGCGACTGCGCAGTCTGCGAGCTTCTCCAGCGCCTCCTGCCTCAGAGCCGACTCGAATTCCTCCTCGCTCTGTCCTTCCTCTGGTGCCTCGCTGCCCTTGTCCAAGAACACCTCGTACCGCTCGCCTCCGCCGCTCAGGTCTACCTCGAACTGCAACGCCTCGTCCTTCGCCGATACCTTGCAGACGTTCGCGTACGCGGAGCGGTCGATGGAGACCTCCTCGTCCTCCACGTTTCCGAACGACGAGCTGAACACATACCACGGATTAGCGTCCTGCGACTGCGTTCTGTCGATGCCCTGCCAAACCTTGCACACAAGCCCGCTGAAGTCCTCCAGCGCAGTCACCCTGTAGCTCAGCTCGCGCGTCTCCAGAATCGAGTACCACTTCTCTCCGAGCAGGTCTCCGATGAAGTCGCACTGCGTCCTGTCGCCAAGCAGCTGCGCGTTCGCCTCCCATGCGATACCCTTCTTCGCCTGCACCCCGTACGTGTCGTACATGCGCTTGATTACGCTTTCCGTCTTGCTCAGGTCTGCGATGAAGCGCGGCGATGCCACGATTCCGTTCAGCCTCTGCTCCGCGAAGAAGCCAGACAGCTGCACCAGCTTCTCGCCGCCGTTGTTCGTGTATTGGAGCTTCTGCACGACTCCTACCTCTGGTCGTTCGTGCGACATGATGTAAGCCCAGCTCGGGTCGTACACTTCTGCGGAAATCTGGATGCTGAAGTCTCCCGCAGCGTAATACTTCCTGTTCCACTGAAGGTTGAAGTACGGAATATCTGCTGTCACGAGTCCGAACTTCTCGTCAAGTCCGTATATCTCCATCGAGCCACCTCCTTAGATGCCCAGATAGCGCTTCCAGTAGTACAGCGACACGGACATTACGTTCTCGCCAGAATCTGCATCGTACTCGAACGTCGTGTCGCCTGCCTCGATTTGGAACGACGTGAACGAGCTTGCTCGGTCAACCTTGTTGATGGCGTTCTTCCCGTTGAGCGTCATCCTAGGCGGTCGCTTCTCGAAGTCGATTACCAGCTCGTCCCCCTGCTGCAACGTGCCCACGAATCGCACGAACTTGTCGCCGATGCTGATTCTCGGGTTCTCCACCACGCCGTCTGCTTTTATCACGACCCTCGGAAACGTCGTAACGTCGCCGTCGTTCTTGATGTCCACGGTCTTGCTGAAGTCGTACACGCCCATGACGAAACCGCGCTTGTACACGCCTGCTGGCGTGCTCTGCACGACGGAATGGTACGGGAATCCGAACTTTGCATTGATTAGCGCAACGTCCTTGCCGAAGTTGTCCTCGCTCAACAGGTACGGCATCGAGCACATGATTGTCCAGTCGAACGTCACTGGCTGGTAGATGTTTCCAGTATCGCACTTGAACGCATATTGCTCGCCAGCGCACCACAGCGTGCGCCCCTGGTACGTCAGGTGCGCCTCGTACGTGTGCTTCGGGCTGAAGAAGCTGATTGCCTCCAGACGCTTCGCCGCGTTGTCCGCTGGATTCGCAAGCTCTGCGTGGACGGAGCGGTCTACCGTCTCCACGCGCTTGTTCGTCACGACACCGCCGTCGTAGCTCGCGTTCTCCTGCACTGACACTGAGTGAGGCAGGTTCGCCCAGTTCTCCAAACCGTCGTTCGGAATCATCCACACCTTGTTGTCGATGTCGAACTCCAGACCGTCGTCTCTCACGATGTGGAGTATGACTTGCTCCATCATGCCTCCTAAACCTCACAGAATCGCCTGTAACGGGCGATGCGCCCATCTCCAGTGTAGTTGGAGCATGGGCGCTTTCCAATGCCTTGTACGGCCTTACACGTACGAACCCGCAAGGCCGTACCTCTGCTGCAAGCGCATCGTCCGCGCAACTTGGTCGGGACTCTCCACGGGCTGGTTGAAGTTCACGGTCTGGTAGTTCGTCGTTCCCCCAGCGCCTTCGAGCGCCTGCGCCTGAACGCTCAGGCGGGACACGCCCACGCCCAGGTCGCGCTCGATTGACGCCATCGGGTCGTTCTTCTCCCAGCCGACGGCCACGCCCTCCGCCAGGTACTTGCCCACTTGGTCGCGCATGACCGTGGACGGGGAGTGGATACCGAAGAAGCCCTTGATTCCATCGACTACGCTGCTCGCGAAACCAGATATTTGGCTCATGAGCCAGCCAGTCGCTCCGCTGATGCCAGACCAGATGCCGCTCACGATGTCCGAGCCTACGGACATGACGCTGTCGCCGAGGCCTGACAGGCCGCTGATGATGTTCGACACGAACTGGCTGGCCGCTTCGATTGCGGACGACGCGAAGCTGCCCACGAAGCTCGCAGCGCTCGAAAGCGCGCTGCCGAGGAACGACGCGATTCTGCCAGGAATCTGAGCAGCTGAGCTGAGCATGGAGGATACAGCGTTCGGCACGCTGACGGTGAAGAAGCTCACCACGCTGGACACGAACGAACTCACGGTGCTCAGCGCTCCGTCGAACACGTTCACTATGGTGCTCCACAGATTCTGGAAGAACCCTATGACGATTCCGACAGCGTTCGGCACGGTCACGGTGAAGAAGTTCACGATAGTGTTGAAGACTACCTGCGCCACCTGCTGAATCTGCTGGAACGCGCCCGTCACGAAAGCTCTGAACGATTCGCTGCTGTTCCAAAGCCCGATTATCGCGACGACGAGGCCAGCGATGAGCGTTATCACTAGAGCGATTGGGTTCGCGTTCATCACCATGTTCAGCAAGCCCTGCGCGGCAGCTGCGGCGGTGGACGCTATCGTCGATGCGTTGAGCACGACGGTCAGCAGGCCTATCGTCGTTACGATGCCAGCGAGTATCGGCGCGATTATCGGCAGGTTGTCCACAAACCACTGCACCGCAGGCTGCGCTCCAGACAGCAGCGAGGACGCTACGTTCGTAAGCCCTGTCACGATGGGCATGAACGCCTGACCCAGCGAAGACATCGCCTCAGTGAGGTCGCTCTGGCTCTGGCGATACGCGATTACGTCTGCGTTCGTCTCCTGGTACTGCTGACCCGCATCGCGGTACAGGCCTGACAGCGTATCGGTAACGAGCTGTGCTCGCTCCCCCTCGTCTGAGCAGGCCTGTAAAGCCGCCGTGTACGCGTCCTCAACGGTCGCGCCGTCGTCAATCGCCGCATAGAACGCGTCCTGAGCCTTGACGTTCCCGTCCAGCGTGTCGCCCAGTTCCACAGCAGACGTGGTCGCCCAGTTGATAGCGTCAGCAAACGGTCCCGTCACCTGGCCGACCTTCGCAGTCTCGTTCGCCGCCTCGGTCAATCCCTCCAGCGGCAGCGAATCGCCGAACCTCGCGTACACGCCAGCCGAGATGTCCGTCCATTTGCTGAGGTCCTTCGTGTTGTCACCGCACAATGCGAACAGGTGGTTCACGGCCTCCACGGACTGGTCTGTCTCTCCGAGGATTCCCACCATGTCGCGGTAGGCTCCGTTCGCCGCTTCGGTCGATACGTTGTTCTGCTGCGCCGCGACCGACAGCTTGCCCATGTCCTCTTGAAACTCGTTCGTCACCGACACAAGCTCGTTGATAGACGCCGCCAGTGCGGCCACGGAGATTCCCGCGAGCACGCCCTTCATCTTGTCGCCGAACGACTCTATATTCTCTCCAGCTTTGTCGGCACCTGACTTCGACCCTTTATCCAGGCCTTGCTCCAGACCGTCGCCAGCAGCGTCTCCCGCTGCTGCTCCAGCCGACTTAGCCTTCGACTTGATGCCGCCGTCGTCAAGCTCGATGTCGATTCTGATTGTTCCGTCCGCCACGTTCGCCCCCTTCCGTCAACGGGGGCGTTCCCTGCCTATGGGTACTCGATTTTCCCGAACGCCTTCTTCTGCCACTCGATTATAGCCTTGGCCTCAGCGGTCTTCTTTGGCGGCAACCTCCACATGCGCTGAGCCTCCTCGTACTGCTTCTCCATCTTCTTCTTCGCGTCGTTCTTGCTCCATCCGCGATAGCCCATGATTTCGGACATCTTCGTGCCCTCTGGGAGGCTGCGGAACAGCGCAAGGAACACGTGCCAGTGCAGACCCTCAACGGTCGCCAGGTTGATGCCGTAGGCCTGCATGAACGAGCCGACGAGGTAGTCGCCGTCGAGGATGAAGTCGAACGTCTCGCGCGTGGCCGCCCCAGACTTCCTCGGCGTTGCGTTCTCAGACTGCGCGAACTCCAGCGCCGCTGGCACCCACTCTGCGCCGTCTGGCCTTTCGTCCGCAAAGATGCAGTACGATGCGATGGCCTCCTCTCGGTAGCACCGAAGCCACTCAATCCACGTTCTGAAGTCCGTGTCCAAAGCAAAGAGCTTCCCGCCTACCTCTAGGCTGGTGGGAAGCTCGAAACGAAGGTCTATCATCGCCTATCGCACGGCCTTGAAGCCTTGGCGGTTGTTGCCCATTACGGCAATCCTGCCAACCGCGTTGGCGGCTCCGATGACGGGCTTCAAGGCCTTCATCTGCTCGGCGACTCCATCGGCCTGAGCCTTCGCAGCTGGTGCCGCGTAGGCGTTGACGATACCGACGTACGCCACGTTCAGAGCCACGAGGTCGATATCCTCGATTTCCTCGCCGTCGAGCATCGCCGCCGCGTTGCCCTCGCCGCAAACCTCCTTGACGAACTCGTGCTGCAAACGGAAGCGCTCGCGGTTCGACTGCGCCGCGCTGACTGCGTCCATTTCGTCGCTCAGCGCGATGGTGAGCTTCGGAAGCTCGATTAGATTGCCGTTGGCGTCTCGATAAGTGACCATCTTTCCTACCTTCCATGAGAACGAAAAAAGCCGCGACTCTCTAAAGCGCCACGGCTCCATTCTATCACGATGCCGTCTCTAGCCCTTCGGGACGAACTTCACCGTATCGGTGCCGAGACCAGTCACGCTGCCCTCCACGGGGTCGCCGTTCAGGCTGATTGTGAACGTCAGTATTCCGTCAACGGTGTTCAGGGTGTCTCCCACGACGGTTGCCTCCTGCCACATGAGCGCCTTGGTTGCCTCGCCGGTCTCCACGTCGGGTCGCACGAACAGGAACGGAATCTTCGCCGAGCTGCCGACGGGGAACGAGTTCAGGTACTCGTCCATGAACTTATAGAGCGGGTTCGAACTCTCAAGCGCAATCTCCTGCGGAAGCTCTGGCGCGTAGCCCGTCACCTCGTTCGTGTCGTTCTTGTAGCAGATGTACGACTTCGTCTCGGTGTTCGGGTTGTACGACAGCTCGAACTGCGTTGACAGGTCGATGGGCACCCACTTGTAGGTGCCCTCCCCAGCGCTCGCTCCCTTCAGCGTGTCGATTAGCGGTACGAACAGGTTTCTCGTCAACTGTGACATCTTCTACTCCTTCTCCCAGTACGTGATGCGTGCTTGGAACATGTACCTCGCAAGCTGCTCCTCCTGATAGGTCGCGGCCAGCGACGGGATGTTCTGGAGCGATTCTATCGCCCTGATTGTACACTTCTCGCCGAAATCTGGCACGTTGCCAGCCTTGAACTGCGCGTCGCACCAGTCAAGCCACCGCTCGCCCCACGCCTCGGCCTCCGCGTTCACCGTGTCGAATCCAGACGACCAGTCGCAGACCATCACGAGCGCAAACGTGAACTGCCGCTCCACGGTGCCGTCGATGAACTCCCGCACCTTCGCGTCGTTGTACACGGTGTTCACCGTGCGCTCGCCTGCGGTAAGCTCCGTGGCGTTCAGCTTCAGGTACCCGTCAATCTCTGGGTACGTCCTCAGCCACTCCACGACCGCGTCTGTCTTCCCGTGAATCCCCATCGAGTCACCTCCTGAGGTACGCCGTCGCTGCTCGTGCCAGCTCCTGCCCGTGGGCTGCTGCGTAAGCCCTGTCCCACTCTGCGGTAGCCAGCGCGTGCCGCTCCTTCGAGAACTTCAGCGACGTGCCGTGGTAGATACGCCCAGCGTACGACGTGCTGTACGTCACCGCGAACGGCTCGGCCTTCGCTGAAGCGTCGAGGTATCCGTTCCTAAATGGCACGTACGGGGACATGCCACGCATCGCCTCGGTCGCCATGAACAAGCCCAATCCCTCGTCCGACTTGATTCTGTCAACCTTTCGGGGAATCCCGTCGAGGTCTAGCGTCACCTTAGCCACGCGCACGCGCCTCCTCTCTCCTAAACTAACCTAACCTAAACTAAACTAAACTAACCTAAACTAAACTAAACTAGCAGTCATTTTGCAAGCAGTTTCACGCAGTTTGCTTGCAGTTTGCAAACAGCGAGGTAAACGCCAGTTTCTACTCGCTTTCTGCCAGATTCTGAAGCCGAAACAGGCCAACATGCAGATTGCAAGCAGAACGTCTGCAACCTGCTTGCGGAACGCTTGCAATCTGCTTGTAGAGCGCACGCACGCTACACCCCCTCGGCATATACGACGCTCGCGTACTTCAGGCACCCGACCTCTGGCGCGGACACCGCCCCGTTATTGCGAAGGTCGCGGAACGCCGTCACCTCGCAGTGCGGCTTGCCCTCCACGGCGGAGATTACCTCTTGGCGCGTCATATCGCCCTGTACGGCCACGGAACCCTCCATCAGGTAGTCGTGTAGGGATAGCGTGTAAGCGCCCTCTGTAGCGCCTTCTACGGCCTCAGAGACCCATTCCCGGTATTGTTTGAAGGTCGCTGTTCCGTCTGGCACCTGAACCTTGACCGTTCTCTTGAAGTGCACCGTGCCGTCAGCGTCGGTCGTGCGCGTCAGCGTCTCAGCCCACAGCGCTGGATGCAGAACGAGTGGACGGTACGTGTCCGCCACCTCGCCCGAATCCTTTGCGCTAATACGGTTGAACACTGTCACTGTGCTGTCTAGCATCCCGTCAACGTCGATGTTCACACCGCACCCCCTAACGCGCGTCGTTGTAGGCCACGCAGGCGCTCACAAGCTCCACGGGCAGCATCCTGCACACCTCGTGGTACGCGGATGCCTCTGCTGCGGTCGCCTCGCTCGAAGCGCCGCCGCCGAACGAGAACGAGTTCACGCCGTTGTTGAAGCTCGTCACCTCGGTGCCCTCGGACTTCGCCTTGCGCGCCTTCTCGATGCCCTGCATCTGGTCAACGAGCCATGCCATCGCGACCTTGACCTTCTGGTACTCGCCCATCTGCTCCAAGTCAGCGACGACCCTCTCGGACTTCAGACGGTTGAGCGTCCAGCCGTCGAGCAGCATTTCAGCCCTCGGTTCGGCGACGGCGAAAGACTTCTCGTCGAGCGCCCCGCCAAGCTCCCTGTACTCCTCGTAGGTTACGTACATTGCGCTTCACCTACCCCTGCGCAGGGATGACCCCATCGGCAATTTTCGCCTCCGTGACGGCCTTGTCCTTAATGTTCGCGGTTGCGACGGCGTTCGCCCCAATCTTGCCCGCGCCGACAGCCGACGCGCCGATTTTCGCGGACGTGACGGCTCCGTCGGCGATGTTGCTCGTGCCGATGCCGCCTGCTGCGGACAGAGCCGCGAGCTGTTTCTCGATTGCGTTCAGGCGCTCGGCGGTGATGGCTTCACCGTCCTCCCACTGGTGCGCGGTGTACGCAGGTGCTGTTGCCATTTCTCTCTCCAATCGACGAGGGGCTGAGGTCGCCAGACCCCAGCCCCTAACTGCTACTCTGTCCCGACCTCGGCTTTACCGACCTTGGCCGAGCCGACTTTCGCCGTTGCTGGGCTAGGCTGCTCCCCCGCTAAAAAGACACCGTTGCGACGGCGACGACCTTCGGTCGCAGAACCTTAGCGCCGTAGACGTGCAGACCCTTCACGGCATCGGCGAAGCGCTTCTCGGGGCGGTACGCCTCGGTCTTCAGAATCTGCTGCGCGAACGTGCCTTGAATCGGTGACGAACCCACGATGGAGAACACGGTCGTGGAGCCAGAGCCTCCGTCGGCCTCGGACGGCACGTTGTTGGACGTGCGAATCTCGAAGCCAGCGGCGCGGTAGACGGTGCCCTCGTGGAGGCTGTCTTGCGACGCGTTCGAGGACTTGGCCACGAAGCGCGGGTCGAGCAGCATGAAGCCCTCGAACTCGGGCGGGACGACGACCTTGCGCTCCTGCTTGGGCAGGTTGGCCTTGTCCAGCGCCGTCTTCATCTTGACAAGCGTCTCGTACGCGTTGTCGGCGGTGATGTTGATAGGCGCTGTCTTCGTGCCGAGACCGTCCTTCACCTGACCGCTCGTGGCGAGCAGGCTGCCGAGGTACTTGTCGCAGACATCGGCGAAGCCGTAGCCTGCACGCTGGGTGGCGGTGTCGAGCAGGGAAATCTTGCTCTGCACCTCGTTCACGTCGCAGACGCTGATGTTGAAGTACTTCGACTGGTCGATTTCGAGCGTCAGGTCTTCGACCTTAACGTCGTCGGGCGCTGCGATGTCGGTACCGCAGTCAAAGTCCTTGATGGTCACGTCGCCGACCTGCGCGATGTGGACGGTATCGCCAGCCTCTGTAATCTCGCCCTCGTAGTCGGTGTTGAACAGCTCGGCGTAGACAAGCTCCTTGTCCAGCGCCTCAAGAATCTTCGCAGACCAAACCTGCGGGATGAAGTAGTTGGTAGCCATCGCTACTCCTCTCTTACCTCTGGTTCGACAGAACCTTGTTTACCTCGTCCATGTGGGCGCGAATCTCCTCTACGGACATGCCCTTCAGGTCTTCGATGTTCTGGATGGTCTGGGTTCCAGCCGCAGAGCCGCCGTTCCCGCTCGCAGCGGGCATCTTCTTAACGGTCTGCTGCGGGTTCTGCCAGACACCCTCCGCATCTCCGACGATGCCGCCCAGAATCGCGGCAACGTCCATGTCGGGGTTCGCCTTTGCGATTGCGTACGCTTTGTCCGCAACGGCACCGCGCACGATGTCGTTCACAAACTGCTTGTCGCCTACCGCCTTGCCGAACTTCTCGTCGAACTCCTGACGAGACTTCTCCTCCTCGGTCTGAGCCTTGCGCTCCTCGTCCGCCTTCTCGTAGGCTGCAATCTTGTCGCGCATGGCCCGAACCTCGTCGGCGTTGCTCACGTCTGCGTTCTTCGCAGCCTCCAGCGCCTCGTTGGCGGTCGCCAGCTGCTGCTCCAGCTCGCCGATTCTGCTCTGCTTGTTCTCGACCTCGGCCACCGTACGGTAGTTCTCCAGCACGGCCTTCTCCAAGTCGCCCAGCTTCGCCTCGTCAAGCTCGATTCCAAGCTCCCCGATGATGTCCTTGATGTTCTTCACTGCCCACTCCGTTCTAAAGTCGCTTCTTAACCGCCCCTTCGGCGGTGGGAACGTGCCGAGTTGAAGCACTCGGCTGCTTTCCGCATGATAGCACAACGTGCTGCCGTGTACGCCTTCCCGTCTTCGCGTCTGTGTGTTTGGTGCCTAGTGCGCTCAATCTCGCCGTACGCTCCGTTTCACGGCCTTGTGGGGCACTCTCAGCTGCTTCTGTGATAGCCAGTTCTCGCCAATCTGCTATACACGACGATGCGCCCCGCCCGAATCGCTCGGGAGAGGCGCATCTCTTCGTGCATCGCTCGCTCACATGTGCGAACCTGCATCATCGACCCTCGTGCTCGCGTGCCATCCTAGCGCTACTTCCTGACGTAGCTCCAGCGCTCGACGTAGCCGTTGCCGTAGTTCGCGTACTCCAAGAGCTGAGCGCCGATTGCGTAGTCGTAGCTCCAGCGCGTGCGAATCTTCTGGCCCTCCACGTACTTGCGGAACGCCGTCCCCGCAATCTCCCGAGCCGCCTCCTGCGGGGTCAGGTGCCTCTCGTAGCCGTCGTCCGTGGTGACAACGACCTCCTCGATGCGTGCGACGATGTTGTCGAGGCTGCTGCTGTTAAACCCTGCCATTTCCAATCTCCTTCTCTAGCAGTTGACGATTTCAAGCGCGAGCTGTGCTGCACGCTCGTAGCTGATGTCGCTGAACTCCGCGTAGGCCTCGGTCGCCTTGCGGGCCGCGTTGTACTCGCTGGTGGCCTTGTTCTCGGTCGTATGCGCCTCCTTGTAGGCGATGACCGCATCGACCATGTTGTCGAAAAGCTCCTGCTTCTTCTCGTTCATTTCGTCCTGCCTTTCAGTTGGTGGTTTTTCCATACCATCATCATGACATAATGCTCACGTACGTGAATAGGGGTCACATGTTATCCACAGGTGACCCCTCTGACCTGCTCTTTTACATGTGCGACTCGAAGAACTCGCGGCTGACCTCGTCTCGCTTGAAGCCGCAGACCCGCACCTTGCTGTTCGCCTTGACGCTCCTCTCGGATTTCTTGACCTCGTCCAGCGTGCCTTTGGCGTGGCACATCGTGCTGCCGTCCTCGTACTTCACGTACCCGAAGTACAGCTTCGGCTCTGCGGGCACCAGCTCGTACTGGCTGACTTCCTTCTCTGTCAGCTCGCGGTCGTAGACGATGCGCGACCACGCTTCTCGTCCAATCTCCTCTATGTGCTTCCTGCTGTCGAAGTCCTCCACCTCCACGAGGCCTTCCTTCGGCTGCGCGCCGATGCTGAACGGGCGCTGGGTCATGTAGTAGGCGTACTTGGTCATCTCTACTTTCCTTTCTCTGTTACGCTGCGAGGCCGTGTGGGCTAGGCTTGCCACAGGGTCTGCCAGTTTCTTTGAATCTTGATTGAAACCCAAAACGTCGAACCTCCCGTCACAACCTCGCGGTTGTACTGTGCGTCCATCTTCTTGACGTACTCCCACGCTTCCTGCTTGGTGGCGAACGCCTTAACGAGCGTGCGCGTTTCGTCGGTGTCCCAGCCGTCCATTGGGGAATACAGCTCCACGCGCACGAAATATGGGTTCTCGATGCGGGCGGCGGTGGTCTTGGTGTCGGTCGTTTCGTCCTGCCTTTCATGTGTTGGTGTTTCCGTCTGTAATCATTATTGCACATGGCGTTCGCGTATGCAAACAGTACGCAGAAAAAAAGACGGGCTTTTTCGCCCGTCTCTCACAGCTTCCACTCGTAGACCCGCGTCCGCTCCAGCCTCGTCTCGACCTTCGCCTTCTTCGACAGCTCCACGTACTCGCGCCTCTTCCGCGAAACCTCCTCTTCGAGCTTCGCGGTGTCCAGCCCAGCTTTCTCTTGGAGCCTCGCCTGCGCCTTCATCTTTCGCATGTCGGTCTCCTGACGCCTCTGCCACTGCGTGAACTCGTACGCCGTCATGTCGTGCCCGTCCGCCGTCTCGACACCCGTCTTCCTGCGCGACTCCTTCGCCATCTGCCTGCGCTGCTCCTCTGCGTATGCGCTCGTGGAAACTCCAAGCACGACTCCCGTCACCATATGTCGGCAGTTCATGCCCCTGCCTATCGGTCGCCGCAGCTTCTGCTGGATGCTCTCGAACTCGGCCTTCGTGTACTGGCGACCCTGGTACGGCAGGTGGTCTTCGGCGCACATGCCGTGTGCTGACACCTCGACTCCGTCTGCCTTGAACCGCTGCGCCTGCTGGTCGCGGATGTCCTGCATCGTCAGTCGGAAGCCGTCCATGACGTTCATCGAGACGGCTGCGTACAGCTCCCTCGTGGAACCGCTCGGGTACATCACCCGCAGCCCTCCCTTCGACAGTTGTCGCACAGCCCTCTCTATAGCCTTCGTGTACGCCGCGTCGCCCTGCATGATGGATTGTATGGCCGAGTCCAGAATCGCCTTGTACGCCTCGTCCACGCGCCTCACAGTGCCGTCTGGAGCCACCAGAGAGAGCACGGACGTTCGGCACATTGACGCGACCTTCTGTGCGTTGGCGACCTTGCCAGACTTCAGCGCCGCGCCCATGAACTCGTCCTCGAACACGGATGTCTGGGCGATGCCGCGAGCCTCGAAGAACGGCTTAGCCCACTCGTCGGACGATTCGCCCATCCCGTCCATGACCCTGTTCGACTTCCCCGTGAGCATCTGAGCGCCTGCTGACAGCAGCTTGGCTATCGCTCCCATGTCCTCGGCCTGCCACGCACGTGCTATTGCGTACGTGGTGCTCTCGTCCACCTTGCGGAGACGTGACACGATGACCGAGAGGACGGCCAGCTCCACAGCCAGACCGTCCTCCTCGACCTCGTTCTGCTCCCGCTCCTGATACTCGATGTCCGAAGCATCCATCGCTAGACCCTAATCTCCTCGAACGCCTGCGGCAGCGCTGCCTTCTCCGCCTTGATTTCGGCGACCCTCTCCTTCGCCACCTCGGGGCTTTCGCCCATGACGAACACGCGGTAGTCCACGGCGTCTGTAGCCCCGATGGCCTCGCCAGCGAGGATGGCGTTCTGCTGGTCGCTGAACGTGTTGATGTACTCGTCGCTCCACTTGTACTCCACGTGGTAGTCGCCCACTGGGGTCACGCCGTAGAAGTTCAGGATGGCGTTCCATGCGTACACCATGTCGCTCAGGTAGCTCTCGCATACCTCACGAGCAGTGTTCACGAAGCTCTGGGTCTTGATGGTGCTCTTGCGCACGTTGTCCACGTTCTGGTAGCTCTGGTCGTTCAGGTTGCTCAAGATGCCAGAGGACACTCCCACGCACTTCTCGACCTCTTGGTACTGCTTCTCCAGCGCGTCGATGTACGGCTGGAGCTGGATTGTCGGTGCCCACTCCTGAATCAGCGGGCTTCCAGACCCTCCACGGTTGCCGACATCCATGAACAGGCGCTCGCGACCCTTCGGGAGAACGAGCTTCTGGCTCACGACGTTGCCCTCGCTATCGCGGCGCAGCTCCTTCTTGAAGAGCGTCTTGTCGGCGATGATGGCCTTCTCGCTCAGGCCGAACTCCGCGTGCATCTGCTGCGTGAGGTAGTGAATCTCGCGGATGGGCGCTGACGCCCCGAAGCATATCGGCGTTCCCTTCTGCGCGTTCGGGCGCAGCGGGTTGAGCGTGAGCGAGCGGTAGCGTCCGATGAGCAGGCGGTCAACGTTCGGTATGACCCACTCCTCCTCGTTAGACGCAGCCCAGTCTGGGAACTCGCTCAGCGGCAAGTCCGTTATGGTGCCGTCCTTCGCTATGAACGTCTTGTATCGGTTCGCGTATGTCTGCGTGCCGTCCTGAGCGGTGTACGGCACAAGCTCGATGAGGCGAAGCAGCGTATATCGAGCGCCGTACTTAATCTGCTTCTCGTCAACGACGTAAATCATCGACGTTACCTCGTGGCCGTTCGCTCCGAGGATTGCGAAGCTGCCTGCGTCCACCAGCACGTTGTCCATCGTGTGCCCGTTCCAGCTTGGCACTGTGATGCTGTCGCCCGTCAGGAACCCCATCGACACCGCGTTGCACAGCGTGTCGCGCACGAACGCGTCCGACACCTCGTCGAGCATCCTAGCCCGCGCAGAGCCTCCCTCAATCGGCATCGAGTACTCCAGCATCATCAGGTTCGCGAGCGATTCGCACACCATGCTCTCCACAGAGTAGTCGGTGCCCTTGCGCCCGCTGTCCCTGTACGCTGCGTGCTGCTCGTAACCCTGTATGCGCTTTCCCAGAGCCGCAGCGAGGCGGTCTAGCGCCATGTCGAACAAACCCATCGGACTCTCCTTTCAATCGTCAGCGTAATTCTAGCCTAGTCCCACTCGAAGCACGACAGCTCGTTCAATCCTACCGTCTGCACGAAGTATCGCATCGCGTCGCAGGCGTGGTCGTCCTCCTTGACGACCTCCTCGTGCTTCTTGCGCTCGTTCCATCGGTACAGCCCAAGCTCGGACAGCAGGCGCTCGCACTTCCTGCCGATGAACAGACCGTGCTGCTTCAGCGCCGTCATGGTGTTGCTGATGCCCTCGATGACGGCGTTGTTCGCGCCTCGGTAGTCCCACTCGCCGTGGCGTGCGATGCACTCCATGAATGACGATGACGAGGGGTCGATGACCACAAGCTCCACGTACCTCTTGCCCATCCACTTCTTCAGCGCCTCGTAGTGCTCCTCGTCCGTCCTGCGGTATCCCTCGGCCTGCGAGTCGAAGCAGTACTCGTCCACGGCGTAGGCCACACCCGCCTTTATAACCCAATCGATAGCGACGAACGGGTTGGTGATGCCGTAGTCGATTGAAAGGACGTGAGGCGACCTTTTCACGTCTTCTGCGGGCAGTTCCGCGCACATGGTGTCCTCTCGGAAGTCCTGGTACACCAGACCCTCCGCCACGACCCACAGGCCTCTGATGAATCGGTCGTAGAACATGCCGCTGTACATGCGCTCGTACCTCTGCCGCACGGATTCGCTCAGCGTCGGGTTGTCCGACATGTTGAACTTCATCACGAGCAGGTGCTTCTCGCGCGCCTTGTCGATGAAGTCCTTCTTCACGTAATGCGTCGGGAACGACGGGTTGCAGTTCCACCAGAACTTCGCGCCTTCCACGGAGCAGCGGGCGAGCGCCTGGTCAACGAACGAGCGGGGCATCAGCGCCACCTCGTCCAGCAGGCACCCTGCGGCGGTCATGCCCTGAATCACATCCTGCGCTTGCTCGCTCGAAGCGCCGAACAGCCAGTAGGTGTTGGTGCCGACCCTCACGAAGCCGTCTCCGCGATGGTACTCGAACGGGAACCTCAGTTCCTGCCCGAGGATGGTCAGCATGGGCATCACCACGTTTCGCGTGAGCGAGCCGATGGTTCGACCCGCCACGATGAAGTTTCTGTGCGAGAACTGGCTCTGCGACCACAGGATGAAGCCCACAATCATCGCGTACGTCTTTCCAGAGCGCACCGCGCCCTCCGCTATCACCCCGTCGTACTCGTACTGCGAAGAAGCGCCCGACCACCACGTGGCTAGGCGCTTCTGCTTGTCGCTGAACTTAATCATCGGACGTTCCAAGGCCGAGCGCGGCAATCCAGTCCTTGATGTTCGCGTCCTGCTCCTCGTTCACGGCGATGTCCTGACGGTCGCGCCACATGGCGGGGTCGCGGTTCTTCAGCCAGAAGATGCACGCCGTCGTGTCTGGTGCAAGCTCGCGCTCCACTTCCTCGATGCGCTTCACCACCGGCTGGCCGTCCACGACCTCGATGACCTTCTTCGTCTCCTTCGACTTGCCGCCCATCGCTCGCTCGTACAGGCTGCGCTCGACCCGTAGGTCTGTCTGCTGCCTGCCCTCGTTTAGAGCTTCCGAAAACTCCGCGTGCTCCTCGCTCCACTTGTAGACGGTTGACAGCGCAACGTCCATCTCGTCTGCAATCTGCTGCATCGTCGCGCCGCGCATTGCCAGTCCGCGCGCCCACGGCACATGGTACTTCGCGTCGTACTTAGTCGGCCTTCCTCCCGCGTGCGCCATACGTCTCTCCCAACATGTTCTCGAATATCTCCCAAGGCTGGCTTATCTCGCCCGCCTTCATCTTCCTCTCGATGATGGATTTTACACCCTCGTACGTCGTGGTCGGGATTGCCGCCCTGCCGAACAGCTTCATGATGGGCGTGTAGGCTCTTCCGTCGTCCTCGCCGAACTGCCTTAGAGCCGCCCTCGTCATGAGCCACACCGCAGCGCCAGCGTTCTTCACGTCCCCGTACTTCTTGGTTGCCTGGAGCGCCTCCACGAACGGCTCGAACAGCTCCATCGGCACCGCAAGCTCCACGTCCGCCTTCGCCGCCTTCTCCGC